CACCCCTGTATATCGCTCGTCAATGGTTGAGACATAGAACCGCATCCGTGAATGAAATGTCTGCCAGGTATTCCATTGTTGATGAAGAGTATTATGAACCAGAAGTATTGCGTAAGCAATCTGAAATCAATCACCAAGGATCGGAAGGTGTAGTGGAAGTTGACGACCAACTCTCAAAAGTCATATCCACACAATATAAGAATGCCTTCAAATTGTATCAACATCTTTTAGATACAGGTGTATGTAGGGAACAGGCTCGTGGTGTACTACCTCAATCTACTTATACCTCATTTGTGTGGAAGATGGATCTTCACAATCTCATGCATTTCTTACAGTTGAGAATGGATCATCATGCTCAAAAAGAAATTCGAGACTATGCCACTGCTATATATGAACTCATCCAACCCTTAGTACCACACTCTATGGAGGCATTCATGGATTTCCGTGTAAACGCCATACAACTGACAGGACCCGAAATTGAAGCTATAAATACTGGTAAGGAAATTGAATCACCTGGTGAGCGGAGAGAGTTTGAAGAAAAATTAAAACGACTAAAAATTAAATGTTAATATATTTACAATACATACCTATATATAATACTCTGTAAAAAAAAGTATTATATACAAGTAGAATGAAGGTTCATATCGTAGGAGCTGGACCAACGGGTCTATCACTTGCGTGGGAACTTTTACGCACAGGTGATCATGAAGTTACTATTTATGACAAAAAAATATCAGCCGGTGGATCTTGGTGGGAACCTGAGATAGGGACTCGGGATCTCCACGCACATCGAATTTTATTTGATAATGCATTTGTTAATTTTCAATCACTCCTCGGTGAAATGGGTATAGAGTGGCATGATATGTTCACACAAGTTAACAAAATGGATTACATGAAGTTTATGTTTGAGAAATTGAGTCCAGTTGATTACATGACATTCGTATTCTTAGCCACGAAAGTGTATACAGAACCTGAAACATATAAACGTGTTTCATTAAAAGATGCTATCGGTGTATTAAGTAAAAATGGTCAGAAATATGTAGAACATCTCCCACTTGTCATGGATGGTGTCACATGGGATGTGATGTCAGCTTATGAATTTGTAAAAAGTTTTGATCATATAGGATTATCTAGAATTTATACACAGAAAGTTTCCGGAAAGGTTATGAGTGATGCGATGGAAAAAGCAGTTATGGATGCTGGAGCAAATTTTATTTTCGGTGTAGAATTATTGGATGTCAAATATGGTAAGAATGATTTCATGGCTACACTTTCAAATGAACTTGTGATAAAAGATGGATTACTTGTATTATGTGTTGACAATAGTCCAGCTCTGAAATTAATTGGAGATAATTGGGGACCAGATGCAGATAAAAAACTTCGCGCGAGTACGTATGGTGCCATTAACGTTATACTCGATTACGATACACCAATCACTATCAAAACAGACCTTGAAATATCAATGACTACTAAATGGAATTTACAACCTAAAGTCCTTTCCGATAACAAAACACTTTCATGTGTGATATGTGACCTTAGTGAAGAAGTTTTGGCATCCGATCCAGAAACACTCAAACGTGAAGTCATTAAACAATTAAAAGTTCCCGAACCAGTAAAGGCACGAATAGGTTGGGGGTCTGAATGGAAAGATAATAAATGGGAATTTTCACAATCTTCAGGTGTTTTGAGTCTTCATGGACAACTCCCATTTTTTGGGAAGTGTACAAAGGTTGCGATGTGTGGTATGATGTCCCCAAGAAACACACCCTATTCAAGTATAGAATCGGCAACCGAAGTTTCTAGATCTCTGAGTAATATATGTTTTGGGACAAGGAAACCTATGAAACCTGTAATGGTGTCACAAGTTTTGATATTTTTATTAGTAATACTTATAGTTTTAACATTAGTTTACCATATATGAAACTAACTGCCAAAGTACATGAACCATTTTATGAACATAATTCTAAAAAATATATACGAATCGTTATACCCGAGAAAGTTTCAAGTATTATTGAACGTATGCACGCACAAAGACTACACCTTCTCATACATAACAACATAGACGACCCACTTGATGGTCACGTTCTAACAGTTAAAGTTCCATTCAGATATAGGAGAGTTATGTGTAACGTCAAGGGGCGTCCAGTTCAGTCTCTTATAAAGGGGGATGAAATTGAAGTCATTATAGATTTCAAAGGTATTTGGAATGTTGGTAATTATTCAGGCTTCTCTTGGACACTCTCAAGCTCCTCGGTAGGTTCGGATGAAGACTGATCTGCTTCGGCATTAGGGTCATTTGGGAGATCAATGGTTGTAAGACCACCTTTCTTAAACCCCTGAAAGGTACTGAGTATACCTTGAAGTCTAAATACTTCTTGGGTCATTTGTTCAATGTTACTCTGGATCTTCTTAATATTTTCCTCAATATCGACGATAGGCATATTATACTCATTTAAAGTTATTCCCCTTTAAATAAGTAATTAATGACAACACTTACCCGAACTGGATACCTTGTCCATGCGGGTCCAATTCAAGAAATTAAAAAAGAACTTACGGTAAGACCTGTTGTCAATGGGGACTATGGGTTTCCTCCACCGCCTTTCAAAGTATTTCGACCAACTAAAAATGGAGTCTGTGTCCCCAGATTCTACGGAACTTCTAAACTTGGGGAACCGAAAGAGGATAAACGTCCGGAACCCGTCCGAATTAAAACCAAATTCGCAGGACAACTCAGAGACGCTACTCATCAAAATGAAGCATTATCAGCCGCAATTAAAGCGGGACACGGCGTCCTGTCTCTACCATGTGGCTATGGCAAGACAACGGTATCCTTGGCCATAGCATGTAAATTGGGGTACAGGACAATGATCGTCGTTCATAAACAGTTTTTAGCGGATCAATGGCGGGAGCGTATTCAACAATTCTGTCCGGGTGCTACAATTGGTGTAGTACAACAGGATAAAAAAGAAGTCGATTGCGACTTTGTTATTGCAATGCTCCAATCTTTATCACTCAAAGAATACTCTTTTACAGATTTCGAAAGTATTGGAACTTTGATTGTTGATGAAGCCCATCATATTTGTGCTAAAGTATTCAGTCAGAGTCTGTTCAAATTATGCCCTAAACATATTTACGGGTTGTCGGCAACACCCGAGAGGAAAGATGGACTCACTAAAGTACTTCATTGGTTCATGGGCCCCACATTCTTCGCAGTTGAAAGGAAAAATCAGGAACAGGTTGAAGTGTTTCCGATTGTTTTTGATTCCCCAAATTATAAGAATCCACCACCGTCTATGAGAAATGGAAAGATATCGATGCCCAATATGATCACAGAACTTGTTGAAGATCGTCAAAGAAATAGAATGTTAGTAGAGTTGGTGAAAAAAGCATCTGCGGGTACTAGACAACTTTTAGTTCTCAGTGATCGAAGACAACACTGTGAGTTTCTTCATCAATGCTTTCCTAAAACATCAGGACTATACATGGGTGGTATGAAAGAGGCAGCACTTCAAGAATCATCAAAGAAGAAGATCATATTTGCGACATTCAGTCAAGCCCATGAGGGTCTAGACATTCCCACTCTCGATACAGTTATTTTGGCGAGTCCTAAATCAGATATTACCCAAAGTATTGGGCGTATCATGAGAGAAACGAGTGGAAAAAAGAACAACCCACATATATACGATATACATGATCCATGGTCTATTTTCACAGCAATGTATTACAAAAGATCTAAAATCTATAAACATGGTGGTTTCAATATTCGTGGTAAAACGTTGGAAGATAAACCAGACTTCCCTCAGGGAAAGTGTTTGTTTTTATAATCTACACATCTATTAAATGTCTGGTGCATTGGTACAACTTGTTTCTAAAGGTGTACAAGATTCATATATAATAAGTGACGAAGGACATTCGTTTTTTCGTACCAAATTTACTCGTCATACAAATTTTTCTCAAGCTCCCAAATTCATAAAAAATGTAACTTCTACAGATACTTCTATAGTTATTCCAGTCTATGGTGATATTATAAATGGAATTTGGCTTGAGGCTAGTTCAAGAGGTGTGAATATCGCTTCCAAACTATTTTACAATTCCACGATTGATCTTCTTATAGGGGGTCAAAAAGTAGATTCACAACATTATGATTATTTTTCTGATATATGGACAAATTATCTCGCAGATACCTACACTAAATCAAAAGAATTGAACACTAAGGGATCATCGACAAATAATATGTTCCTTCCACTTCACTTTTTCTTTTGTGATCATAAAGCATTTTTACCCCTAATTGCATTACAACATCACCAAGTTGAGATACGTATAACATTTGATGAGACAAATATAGCTACTTTAAGTGAGTCTGAAAAAAGTGCTAAAATATATGGGAATTATATTTACCTTGATAAAGATGAACGAGAAACTTTCACAACGAGAAATATGGATCTTATCATTACACAAGTTCAAAGTTTAAAACAGGACTTGAATGTTCTACAAGGTGGATATAATGTTATAGACATTTCACAATTCAATCACCCTGTTAAATCCCTATTTTGGGGTTACAGTGCATTAAGTGATAATGCATATAATGACAGGTTTACATTCTCGAGTGTAGATTTACAAATCAACGGAACACATCTTCTTGAAAGAATGACTCCTGTTTATTTCCATACCGTACAAAATTATTACAAGTCTCAGTATGGGCGTTCATATTTCACACCAAGTAGTGAATCAACGTATGATACAAGATATTTCACATACCACTTTTGTCTAAATGCTTCGGATTATAATCCATCTGGGACATTAAATTTCAGTCGAATAGATAATGCATCGATTACTCTACATGGTGCGGAAAAGGGTTCTTCTCGACCAGCAAACCAAGAAATTTCTATATATGCGGTTAATTACAATGTTCTGAGAATACGAAACGGTTTATCAGGAATTCTATTTGGTAATTAAATTTAATGAGAGGGAAAACCTCAGTATAGATTTAACATTTACGCCCTGATGGCGTCGGACACAGCTAACGCGATAACTCCGACAATAAAAGCTATCACGATGTAATTTAATTCACTTTCTTCAGTGCCACCCTGTACAACAACCTTGGGTGTATCAATGGGTTCGGGTTTTTTCTTTGGAGGATCCAGTTCCTCCAAAGGATAGTATGCTATCATTTATATATGTTTAGAGATTAATTTCCTTTTTCGTTTTCTTTTGCCTGGTACGTTTGGGTTTCGATGAGGCAACATTTACCTCCTTTACTTCACCACCGGTTGAATCACCGGAGATCGATATGATATCAGAAATATCATCGTCCATGTCAACCAATTGCTCTGTATTTTGAGAAATAGCTGATGTATTCATTGGTGGTGTTGGGGGCATCATAATACCCCCCATAAGGCTGGAGATGTCAATACCAGGCCCCTGCATTTCATACTCACCTGAACCACCGACGGGGGCGTCAGTGGCCGGACCACCCGTTTTACGAGTCGTGTTCTGAACAGCTGACATCATATTCTTTACGAGATCGGGGTTCTGTTTAATAACATCGTTCATATTTGGCATTATCGATTTGAACATACTATTGGTCAAATGAAACATCATCGCTGAACCACCTAACATCATGATCAATTTCACTTCTGGAGCGACATTAATCTTTGATCGGTATTTAACATATAATTCTTCAAAGACGCCGTCATAATCGTCTACATTCTCCATCACGGATTCTGACCAACCCTCAAGTTGAATCTCAAAGGGATTGTACCGCTTATTGAGAAATTCCAGTCCGGTCACACACGCTACAAGCATTCGTCTGGAAAACCGAACTGACTGTTCAACATCTATACTGTAAGTGATACGCTTTACTTCGGTACGGAGTTCGTCGACGTTTGAATAAGCATTCAATCGTTTGTTTACAGCAAATCCCTTCTTTTCCAGGCGTCCTAATTTGTTAATTAGATCCGCCTTTTCTTCATCGATAGAAGAATACCCTTTGGAAGGTTTTTCTTCTTCGTCCTGACCTGGACCTGATCCTGGTCCATAGTCCTCACCGTCATCGAAAAAATTACCATCTTCTTCACCATAATCAATTTCTTCATCTGGAGCCGTAGCGTTTTGGTTCGTCTGTTTATTAGGGTTTACGAAAGCATCCATACTTTCTTGTCGCTCTGATGTTTGTGGTGGTGGATTATAAACATTACGACTTGGTCGGGAAACACGCTGGGGTTTGGGAGCAGAAACTTCAATTTCATCCATGATGGCCTGTTCATCTGCATCCAATTTCATAACACTAGTATGTCCTCGATCGAGTACAATCTCTTCGTCCATCTACTCTTTATACAGAAACTAAAAAAATAATCTTTAACGCGGTTTAAAAAAATGTTGGTTCATTATAAAATGTTTACTCTGAACCGTGTCAACCGTAACGCCATTATGATGATAGTTCTGCTTCTCGTATTTATTTCGGCACTCGGTGCTTTCAGGACAAGCGCGTTTCAAGCTATGCCAATCACAACCAAAACTGTGAGTGACCAATCCATTTTCGATTTACCAGTTGATTTGAAATGTACCGCGGGTTCGGGTAAGACTGGTAGTCCATACTCAAAGGGTTTAACTCCAGGGGGAGTATGTGGTGCCCAAAAACTTGTCTCTGAGCAGGCTGGGTATGATATCACAGGTGGGATTGGTGGATCTTTAATCTAAGTTAATACTATATGGCATTAATTACAGCCCCTACTCAATTGATTCCTGATCTTCAACATGAATATCATACTGTGACTATTGATACTATCGGACAAACAGCTTCCAATGCTTTCACGTGTCATCTTCAAAATCCACTAAAAAATGTTGTCCAGGCTAAACTATTGGCTGCTAACATTAATACGACAGTTGCTACGAAACACTGTTACGTTTCCATAGAGGAACTTGATAGTATTTTCACAGAACGTGCCTCCAATGAACCAAATGGTCAAGCCGCTACAAGTATCGTTCGCAATTCATTTGCGAGTATCATAGGTGACGGTACAGCATCGTTCAATTTCAAAGATAATTATCCCCTTGTGACACAATATGTCAATCCGATCCGTAGCATTGATCGTTTCACTGTAAATATTAGAAACCAAACTGGTGTACCTATTACACCAGCTAGTCCCGCGAAAAATAATTTTTTAGTTATTCGATTCGTGTGTAGAAAACCCAATTTGTAATTTTCTCTCGTTAAAGTAGTATACCATGTCTGCTGGTGTTGTTCAATTGATTGCCATCGGTGCTCAGGATGAATATATTGTGGGTAACCCCGAAATATCTTTCTTTAGTTCAACCTTCAAAAGACATGCTAATTTTTCACAGTCCATCGAAAAACAAACAATCCATGGAGGGGTGAAAAACAATTCTATGTCCAGTATTCAATTTGAAAGAACTGGCGATATGTTAAGCTATGTGTATTTTACACTTGATGACACGACTCAAGCACTTGATGTCCAACGGTGGGACACTATCATTGATAAGGTGGAGTTATATATTGGTGGTTCTCTAGTAGACTCCCAAGACTCCATCTTTACTGAAAAGATTGCTATCGATACATTCGCACAAAATGTATCAAAAAGTGCGAATGGTACACACCCAGGTGTATCTGCACGTTCCTATTTTTACCCCCTCCGGTTCTTTTTCTGTGAAGGGCCACAATGTGCTTTACCTCTCGTTGCATTGAACTATCATAATGTCGAAATCAGGATTCATTGGGCTACAGCAGCATCGAACTATAATGTAGAATGTTTCGCCAATTATTACTACCTTGATAACGAAGAGCGAGGTAATATTGCATCACGAAAACACGATCTTCTCATCACACAAGTTCAAAAAAATATTCCATCCGGAGAATTAATTCAAGATTTAACATTTAATCATCCCGTGAAGTACCTAGCATCTTCAGATACAACCACTGATGGTGCTCTCACCTCACCTACAAATAAAGTAAAATTAAATATAAATGGTCTAGATGTTAGTAATTATAGATGGGGGAAGCCACACTATATAGACGTCATGAATTATTACCATACAAACTTTGTAACATCTCCAGATTTCTTTTTGTATTGCTTCTGTCTTTCTACAAGTTCTCTTCAACCCACGGGAACTCTAAACTTTAGTCGTCTTGCTTCCGCTAAAATCATGAGTGAAAAGATGCTTATTACACACCCCATATACGCAGTCAACTATAACATATTACGTATAGAGAATGGTATGGCAGGCCTTCTTTACGCGAATTAAAATACCAGACTATATTAAATGGTCAAGAATTTGCCGACGGTGGAGAGATCCACTAAAATTAGATTTGGTAAAAACGCTCTAGAGGATCAGGCAGAGAATACCATTGTTTTTAACGCGAGTAATACAGAATTACAAGCTACTCAATCTGGTGCTGTATACCTGACCCCTATTCGTTTTAGAGAAGACTTTTCAGATCCTGAAATTGTACTTTTAATGTATGATAAATCAACGGGTGAAATAACTGAATCTGGATCAAGTGCCTCTACAGCTGTAGAACCCCCTTTCCAATCCGTGTCAGGATTTGGTAACACGACGACTTATACAATGGAATTTAATAACCCAACAACAGCATTAACTGCGGGTGGTAATGTATATATAACTGGTGATCTAGAAGTTTTAGGAAATGTACAAATTAATAATGGAACTATCACAGAAATTAAAACAACAGATTTGGTTGTCGAAGATCGTATAATTGGGATCGCCAACAATAATAATCAATCTGGGTTAGATATTGGTCTGATAATGAATTACCCAGAAAAAAATGTAGCTATCATCCATCATGGGGATGAAACACCTAAACGATTATCAATCGGATATACATTAAATACACATACAGATACGAGTATCACCTCGGATAGTAATGTTTTGACTTTAGATGTTTTAGGTAATTTACAAGTTCAAAATAATATTACTGTAACAGAAACGGGAACATTTGACCATCTTGTAGCAGATTCTATAACAATCAAAACAGATTCATTTCATGTAGATTCTTCAACATCCAATGTTGGTATAGGAACTAGTACACCCGCATTTAATTTAGATGTACATGGTACTTCGAATGTTGGAACACTTACAGCCCTATCTGGTGCATTCACTGGGCCAGTTTCGGGGACCACTGGTACTTTCACGAGTGATGTTATTGGAACCAGTTACACCGGTGGTCCAATCTCGGGAACTACAGGACTCCTGTCAAGTACACTTGAAAGTGGTGCATTCACCGCAACGAGTGCCCAAATAAATGGTATAGTCAATACTACCGGAAACCTAGCCGTTAACACAAACGCTATACTCGTCGATGCCATTAATAAAAGGGTAGGTATAGGGAAAACTCCCACCGCTAATCTAGATGTGCTAGGTAACATCACTTCAAATGGTGCCATTACATCCACCTCAGGACTCTTCACTGGTGATGGTGGAGAACTTTCCAATTTACAAGTCTCTAGTCTATCTGGTGATTACGTTCAATCTATGACCGGTGGTGATGGTATCACTGTCACTGGTGGATCAGGTGAAAGTTCCATTCCGAGCGTTGCAGTCGACCTGAAAGTGAATGGTGGTCTCGTTATTGAAAGCTCCAAGGTTGCCGTCGATCTTGGTGCTTCAGCTATAACCGGAACCCTCGCAGTTGCTGATGGTGGTAGTGGTGTTACAGTTAGTACGGGATCTACAAAAGTCGTATTATCCGACAGTCCTACACTCACTGGAACGTTGACCGCCGCTACTGCTAACTTTAGTGGTGATCTAACTGTGGGTGGAAATGATCTAGTTGTAGACGTTTCTGCTTCTAGTGTAGGTATCGGGACCGCAACACCTGCGTTCAATCTAGATGTTCATGGTACAGCGAATGTTGGTACACTGACTGCTACAACAGGTACTTTTAGTGGGACACTTTCAAGTGCTGGTTTTACCGCAACAACTGGACAGTTTAATGGAACCTTAGCATCCACAAATGATTTTACTGTAGGTGTAGATAAACTAGTCGTAGATGTGTCTACTTCAAGTGTAGGTATTGGAGTGGATTCACCAGCTTTCAATTTAGATGTTAACGGCACAGCAAATGTTGGAGTATTAACAACAACAAAGGCTGCGACGTTTGGTGCTACAAAAACATTCGTGGTGAGAGCAGACGGTGGAGCGTATTACATTGATGATGTTATACGCAAACCCCTCGTATTCCATGAAAACCAGACGTATATTTTCGACTTATCTCATAGTAGTCTTGCCGGTTCACCCGGTCACCCTTTCTCATTTTCGACTGGGGGTACCGACGGTAGTGGGGTGGCGTATTCTGCTGGTATAACATCCTCGGGAACTGCGGGAACTGCAGGCGCAAAGAAAACATTTGTCGTTCCACCGAGTACGACTTCACCCATTTACTATTATTGTAGTGTACATGGTGGTATGGGAAGTACTATTACTATCGCGACGACCCCAGAGGTAATTGTGTCCGGAAACCTGGACACTGTAACCGCGACCCTGTCAGATGATCTATCTGTAGGTGTCGATAAGCTATTTGTAGACGTTTCTGCTTCTGGTGTAG